GATTGTTGTATGTCATAAAAGGTCCATACTTTTCTATCTTTCGTCTCAATGTTGGCCATATTATATCTTCCTTTATTTCTTTACTAAAGTTTTTAGTGTAATTTAATAAATCATTTAGAATACATAATGTTTCTAGTGATACTCTTTTTGCTAAATATGTTTTAACCAATATAGGGTGTTGTCCTCTGTTTATTTTAAATATCTTGTTAAAATTCTTTTCACTTTTTCTCAATAACTGTTCCATATCTCTTTCAAAATAATATGTAAGTCCATCTATTCTTTTTTGTCTCTCTAAATAGACATCATTGTTCATATCTTTAATGTAAGGAGATTTATTAGATATGAAATTGCTAACAAAATACTCAACAATATTATCGCCGTATTTTCTTGCAGCCTTAACAAAAAAATACTTATCATTGCGTTGTATAAATGTTTCGTACTTAGCATTAGTTTCACCGTTATACTTAAAGAAATCATATTCATCTTTTGAAAAATGTAACTTAATACTGAGGTACTTTTTGTATGCTTCATATCCTTCATTCATTAAACTGGTAGTGTTGCTGTCTTAGGTAAAAAGTTTAAATCTTGTGCGTTCATTTTAATTTTATCTTTTAGTGTTCTGTTAATCAAATGTGTGATTTGATCTGGTTCTATTTCTTTCTCAGCACAATAATCCAATACTGCTTCCATATGTGTTATTCTTTTCTTACTTGCTCTTTTTTCTATTTGTAAAGCGAATTGTTTAGGTGTCATCTTTCTCCTCTTGTTTTGTTTCATCATATAGAATAGCACAAATTAAAGCATAGTTTGCCATGTCAATTAATGTGTCTCTTATGCTTTCGTCTTTTACTTTTAATTCATTCTGTTTTACAAATGACATCAAACGACTAAACTTGTCACCTATTCTTATTGCAACACCTTTCCACGCAGGTATACCTGCCATTTCACATGTTCTAAAATTTTTAAATACATCATCTTGTGAAGCATAATCATGCCTTTTCATATCATGTACTTCTTTCATATTTTCTAATAGACGATAAAACGCCTCACTTTGTTTTGCCACTATTTCATTTCCTCATTAATAATATTCAACATCATGTCCTCATCAAATTTAAAGTTTATACCATAAGACATCATGCAAGTTAAACCTGTTGAAACCATTGTCAAGGACATAATACCCTTTTTAGTTTTTTCGTTATACCAAAAAGATGAGGTGCCTATTAAATCACCTTCTTCTACACCACCATTTCTGACATCACCACTCATAACATATTTCATATCAAATACTTCCATCATTGCTGTTAACAATTCAAAAGTAGGAGCACAATAAACTGGAACTGGTACTGCTTGTAACATATCCTTTGGAAAACTCTTTTCTTTAGGATGTGCCTCTGCACCTAAATCTTTAACTGTAAATGTACAACTTATTAATAATATTGATAATATAAGACTAATTTTTTTCATTTTTCTCTACCCACTCATAAAATTTTTCTACTGCCTCTTTTAGTTTAGGCAAGTAATCGTTTTTGTTTTTCTTAAATACTTGTGTTGTGCCTTCTTCAGTCACAACTAAAATAACAACTTGATTTATTTCTTCATCAAAATGCTCTTTATACATTTCAGCATAAGCACTACCTTGAATAAAATAATTTTCAATCCAGTCTTCGTTCTTTTCTTTTGTAGAGGTTTTAAAATCTATAATTGAAGGAACTCCATCATAATCAGCGATACAATCACAACGACCTGCAACTGTATAATCTGATGAGTACATTTGTGCCTCTTGTAATCTAATATTATTTATTCCTAACAAACATTCTTTCTTTAGAACATTGAACATCATTCTAGGTATAAATTGTTTTTGATATTTTTCTACTTGATCTAGGTCTACATTGTTTAAATAATCTTCAACCATATTATGAACTGCTGTGCCACGATTGGCTGCTTGTATCATTACATGATTTGCAACATCTTCACCTACTTTCTGACGCCATTCATGTAAACCTTTTTTATCTCGTATGGATAAAACAGAGGTTATTGAAGGATAGATATCTTTTGTTTCTAAATGTTCGTAAAATCTTTTGCCATTTACATTTTTAGCTTTGAGGGGAGGTAAATCTTTGATAGGCGGATGATGTGTAAATATTTTCATTGTATGCTCACTTGTGTTATTGTATAGTATTGTATTATATCAGGCTTTGACTAAAAAGTCAAGGCCTAATCTCTTGTAAAAAAAGGGTCTGGTTTCTTTGAAGTTTTTTGTACTTGTTGTAATACTTTTAGAAACTTATCAAACTCTTTGTGTGCTGTATATCTGCCAACTTTATATGCAATAAAGAGACAACCTACAGCAATAATCGTATGTGTTATTGGATCCATAATATTGCCTTTTCTGTTACCTCATCAACTCGTCTAGTCCAACCTCTACCAAAAGTTTTGAATGTAGATAAACCCTCGTAATACTCTTGTCTCATAGATTGATATTTTTCAATTGTTTCTTCAATAGTATTTTCTTTTACATAGTCATCAATACATTTTAATGTATTTGGTCCTATGCCACCATCAACGGTTGTACCTACTAATCGTTGTATAAATTTAGCTGCTCGACCAGGACCAGCATTTACGGCAAAGTCAAAGATACATAAATCTAAACCTTCAGGTAGATCATCACCTTTTACTCTGTTCCAGTAATTTTGTCTGTAAATTGGTGCGACATCTTCTTCTTTTAAATTTTGCATTGTATTTTCTGATACAGAATATCCTACCCATTCTTCGTAAACTCTTTTAGTGACACCCATGTTTGTCATGCCACCAGGATCTTTTGGATGATTTACATATCCACCTTCATGGTGTAATATGACTTTTAGTGCTTCTGAAAAATTATTACTCATTGTAGTGTAATCCTAACTTTATTTTTTCTATTAGATAACTTTTTAACATACCACTTCTTACAATGTCACCAAGATCAAATTCTATACAATCAACCTCTTTCATCGCTTGCATGATATTTACAAAATCTAATATACCATTTCTATCGTTTGTTTTTGTTAAGTCTGTTTGCTGTATATCACCTGCAAACACTATTCTTGTATTCTGACCAACCCTAGTCATAATGGTATCTAATTCGTGAAAGTTTAAATTCTGACATTCGTCCACTATGATTACACCGTTGTCAATTGTAATACCTCGTAAGAAACTTGTAGATAAAAAATCAATTGTTCCTTGATTTCTTAAATCTGTATATAACCTTTCAAACTCAGCGTCTGAGCCTCGTTGAAACATAAATCGTACCATGTTTTGATATGGCACTTGATAAAGATACGACTTGTCCTCCTCATCACCAGGTAAGAAACCTATGTCTCTGGTTGGTAATAATGAGCGAACAATATATACTCGTTCTCTAGGTGATTTAGGATCCAACACATCTTTTAGAGCATTGTATAATGCAACAAAAGTTTTACCTGTTCCTGCTACACCATATAGAAAAAGATTTTGTCCTTTTTCGTAAGAGGTAAAAACCTCTTTTTGATTGTCGGTTATTGGCTTTATCGTATTCAACTCTGTTAACGATATATTTAATTTCTTTTTACTTACCATAATTTTTTCACCGTTTATATGAGTGACAACTCAGCTTACAATTCGGATTCTGTTTACCAGTGTATGATATACCTACTATTGTGCTGTTGTCTATCTACTATTATTTATTCTTTGCCCTTCTTCTATGTTTGTTTATTATTTCTTTTGTTTTAGATTCTTTTACGCCTTGTCTTCTATATCTTTTACCTAACTCACTTTCTGGATGTTTTTCTGCGATTCTATTTAAATGATCTTTCCAACCACTGTCTGTTTTACTATCAATCTGACCCACACTACTTACAATATTCATTTGTGTTGGTGGCAAAAGTTCTATATGCTTTTTCTTAGTAAACTTTTCCATATCTGCAATAGACATATATTCTTCAAATTCTGTTTTTGTATTTTTATTAAAAAATCTATATGTTGGCATTTTCGTTTGCTCTCCACTCTTTTCTCATAGTAATATATATTGGATCTTTACAAACCTTGTCTCTTGCTCTTTTAAATATTTGTGCTGACTTTGCCTTCATACTTGTTGCCCAATCTTTTTCTTGAGGTTTGACATTACCATTGTCATCATATTTTTTACCATCTTTATGATTTGCATATCTTCTTGCTCTAGTGAAACCCATTTCTAAAAACTTTCTTGCCATATCCATACCCACAAAATCATCTTTATCTTTGTATGTATGATATAGAAATAATATCCTTGTTGCTGATATCATTGCGTCTGCAGGTGTTTTAAATCGCCAGTATTGACATATATCATTTGTATAAGGTCTTACTAATAACACGCCTTGTTCCCCACGACCTATTCTATATCTACTATCATTAGGTTTAAACTTTATTCTTTTATAATTTAAACTATAATCAAACTCAAGCATTGAAATGTGTCCATGTTTTGTGTAATATGTAAAACCAAATGCCATTTATACTTGGCTCTATTAAAGCAACTGCACCTGCTTCAAATAAACTTGCACCAGTTAAAATTGTAACAACTGTCATGGCAATACAGATATGACCTACTGTGTAGATAACGGCAAGAGCAAAACTGCTGCCTTTAATTACATTAAATATACCTTTAGTAAATTCAGTCATTACAAATAAAACTCTTTGATGTTTCTACACAAACACAACCACCACCAATAGAACCATCGCACTCCATACCATGTTTAAACCATTTTTCAGGATAGTCTGTAAAAACTATACCACAGGTTAATATTATGGCTATGATTATTGCTGATATAAATTCTTTCAATCGTCTTCTCTCACTCTATGTGGTACTTTATCCCACCAATCATCTGATTCTTCATAAATGTATTTTATATTACAGTAACCACAAATAACAAAACCTTCTTTACCTATGGTGTAATAAACTTTTGGATGATCATTTAGTTCGCCAGTACAGTTAATCTGTTTTTGGTTTACTATCACTTCCTTCATCTTTTGTTCGCCCTTCCACTCTGTCAATCAATTCTTTTGCAG